AAGCGAAGGTTGGTAGTAAACCTAAACTATATAAAATAATGAAACTGAATAAAAAGCATAAGGCGATGAGGGAAAAGAAAGCCTTACAATGGGACAATAGAACAAGCAACTTATCTTTCAAACTACACCCACTAAACAGAAAAGAAGGAATTATGAGGTCATACTATCCGTGTGGTCACCATATAAATTTTCCTTCAACAGAGTGTCACAAAGATAAGCGTGAAGAACTTATAAAACAAGGTTTAATCTAATTGGGATGGACAACAAGTTAGGCCACACTATTGATACAGTAATTACACCTCTGTACTGATTGACAAGCTAAACTCTGTTGTCCTCCTAGAATAAAACCTCTTACTCTCAGCTTACTTGAGTAAGGGTAATTTACGGATTAATATGACCGCAATACCATTTAAGCATCTAATTTCACTATTTGTTATCTACTCATACATATCCTTCTTTCATGAGTGGAACCATTATATTATAACAAGGTTTTAATGAAAATAAAAACAGGACAACTGGAAAAACTTTCTAACTCAGAACTTCAGAAGCAACTTGTTAAGGATATGGCGAGAGGCAAAGTACACCTCTGGCAGAGTCCATCTAACAGGAAGCATCATGAAAACCTTCGCAACCTTCATGAAGAATCAAGGGGTAAGCATGGCAGGTCAAAGTGAAAATGGTGTAAGATATACTGAAGCTAAACATCTGAAAAGAGGTGGAGAATACGATCCTGAATATTATAAAGCAAACAGGAAGGCAAGTAGGGCACATCAACTTAAGTATAAATTTGGAATAACATTAGAAGAATATGATCATATGGTACAGTCTCAAAATGGAGTATGTGCAATATGCAAGGGTGTAAATACTACAAGAAAAAAAGGTACTTATAATGGCAAGGATATTGCAATGTCATTAGCAGTAGACCACAACCATAAAACAGGTAAGGTTAGAGGGTTATTATGCAATAAATGTAATACCAGTTTAGGTCAATTTAAGGATGATATAGTTCTTCTAAAAGAAGCAATAAAATATTTAGAGGAAAGAAATGAAAACATATAAACCACTTCCAAAGTCAGTAACAATAAAAGATTCAGCAGTCCACGGACAAGGGCTATTTGCAGTAGATAATATTCCATATGGCATAGAGTTAGGAATCTCACATGTATTTGCAGTAGGATTCCAGAACAATTACATACGCACACCACTAGGAGGTTTTGTTAATCATAGCGATGACCCAAACTGTGGCAAGATAGAGAGTCATAGTGACTCAACGCTTAGGTACTACATCCTACAGACTATAAAGGATATAAAAGTAGGCGAAGAATTAACTCTTGACTACACAATGTATAGCGTATGACACACAAGTACACCATAGAAACCATATTTCACTTTAGTTGTAGTGAGTGTAAAAATTGGTGGTCTGTGGCAGTAGTACATATATCTGGTATGGCATACTATCCAGAAGGTAAGGCTTTCTGCCCTCATTGCGGTAAGGAGTCAATAACAGAAAAGATTAATATGAAGAACATTGAATGAATTTATCATTCATGATATAATACAATCTTAATCTTTGGAGATAATATGATTATAAGACTCTACGAGTCAGGCAAACTAGACCTTGAGACAGTCGGAGAAATGCTATGGCAAGCAGATAAGCAAGCCAACTTCCATCCAGATGCTCGCTGGATAAACTCATCATCATTCGGAACTACAGAAGCATCAACACGAAACAAGAGCCGTGTTTACAGGGAGTTCTCTGTCCGTTGGATCGGACGAGAGTCTGTCGTAATGTGGCTTACCAGTAACCAGATACTCTTTGAGGTCATGTCCTTTGACATGCTTCCTGAAGAACAAGATGCTATTAATGAGACCTACTCAAACACAGATTTTACTGAACCGTTAAACCATATAAACTAATGGTACATCCAGACATTAAGTTAAGTCACTCATCTTCCACATCATTTTGCTCAAAGCAACTATGGTACAAGAAAGTGGGAGGTGACCCCTTCACATATAATTTCTATTCAGGTGCAGGTACCATTGTAGATTCAGGCTATGAAGCTGGCCTGAAGAATATAATGACAGGCATCGAAGGCTCCAACATACGTAACGATATGGAACAAAAGTTAGGTGAGATGGAAGAGTCAATGGACTACACAGAGTACGTTAAACTTGCAAACTCTTTAGACATACACGTTAGGGCAGTTGAAGACTACATGGGGTGGATCAACTACAAACCCTTGGAAACACAGTACTTCTTCAACATAATCTTTGACGGTCATACCAGACGGACTACAGGCTACATGGACATTGTTGCCGAGAGGCAAGGATTGCCCCTTATTATAGATGTCAAGCGACAATCAAAACCTGCTAAGAAGGCAAAGCGTGAGTGGATCATGCAGGGCGCACTTTATGCATTAGTAATAATGAAGAAGAGGAACCTGACAGAGATACCAGCATTTGAGAATCATCTCATCATACCAGACCAGCCTCCTGTCTTCCTGAAAACAGATTTAACATCAGAAGATTTGTTTATGGCATACAAGTTGCTTACTGAACTAAACAGTAGGATTGATAATGACTACTGGCCTCTAAACAGGTCACACGCTTTATGCTCACCTATGTGGTGCAATGTCTATGACAAGTGCCACTATGAGAACTTTGTGGGTGTCGATGAGTTAGTTGGAAGGATTCAATGAACTACAATAAACTGAGGATACTGTATACTACAGAGCAACATCTAACGCTTGCACTAAAGACTTTAAAAGAAGAAAGCCATGACGAAACCAGACGCATCATCTATACAGCACTATCATCAGTCGGGCAACTTCAAGAAATCCTTGAACAAGAAGCCCTTAATGATTTTGAGGAGCAAAGGTAGGACTGAATTTCTTAGAAGAGAGAAACAGATTATGGCTAGGTTCAAGGAACTTGGTTATGAGAAGGGAGACAATGGTAACCTTCCTTGCTTTTGTGGCAAGCTGGACGAAAACACCGCATGGTGGATGTCCAACTGCAAGAGCAGAAGCAATCACTTATTCTGCCCAACATGTACTGAACGAATATTTGAACCAGAGATTAAGGAGACCCTAGACAAGTTACTAGGTCTCTGGAAAGAATATAAGTGGCGTATGTGGAAGGCAGATAAAGTATCAATCAGTAATCTATTAAGCAAGGATAAAAATGCTTGAAAAATATAAACGGAAGGTTATGCAAAAACCGGAAAAGTTAGTAGTCGAGGGGGAGGCAGGTGCAGGTAAGACAAGTTTTGCATGTTCATCTCATACAGAGAAGGAACCAGCCTTTGTCATCAATGCAGATGACGGTGGTGAAAATGTCTTCCACAAGACTGGCATCAACCTTATCCATGACTGTATCCCCACAGGCGATGTCAAGGAAAACTCAGAGAAGTGGGACGGTGTCATGGGTGTCCTTCGGGATATAGCAAGTACAAAGTCTGGAATCAAAAGGATCATCATAGATTCTGTTGACAAGTTAGAGACTCTGGCACAGGCTAAGGTTTGTACAGATCACAAACAGCCCCATATTGAATCCCTCGGATATGGTAAGGGATATGCATACTCCAGAGGAGAGGTAGCCAAACTACTGAGTGCCCTCAACTACTTACGAGATACTCAGGACATTCAGCCAATCCTTGTCTGTCACACACAGATACGGACAATCAACAAACCAACGATGGAGCCTTACGACTCCTTCATTCTAAAACTTCACAAGTCCTTGTCTGCCGATGTAATGGAATGGGCAGATGTAATTCTTTTTGTGGCGTTTGAAACCATAGTCAAGAAGATTGACTCAGGATTTAACAGGAAAGATAACAGGGCAATTCAGTCCGGTAATAGGTTCCTGTACACAAGTGGTTCTATGGGCGTTGATGCCAAGAATCGGTTCGATTTACCGCCGGAAATTCCAGCAGACTGGAATGAGTACCGCAAGCTGATTGACAGCTTTTGGGATGGCAATAAAAGTAACTCAGAAACTCTGAAAAAAGGATAATTTATGGAAAATGAAATGGATACCATGTTTTCAATTGAAGATGTGCAAGCAACCTTGGAAGCAGAAAACAATCGTGAGCGAGTAGATGTTCCTCCGGGCGAGTATGTCTGTGAGATTAAACCTCTCTTAGTTAGTAAAGAAACTGGTTTAACTGATATAAAGATAGATAAAAAAGGGCACAACAGAGTCGTAATGCCTATTGAAATATCTGGTAACGCTCAGTTTGATGGACAATGGCTCTTTGAGGCCATCTATATGAATAACCAGCATGATGACGCTGGCAAGGTTAAGGACGGCATTGGCAAACGCAAGGTAGCTGAGTATGCTCACGCTTTTGGTTTGAAGTCTTTAAAGAGCATCAGAGAATTAGAGGGAAAATATGTTAAAATTTCATATGGGCCTAATAAGCGTGGTTACAATGAGGTGAGTAACATTGAGGCATTTAGTGTATCGCCTAAACCAATGGGAGCAGAGGGTGTTTCTACTCTTCTTGCACCTCCAATTAAGGAGGAGTCAGCACCTATTCCTTTCTAGGTAAGTAGAG